CCTGCTATTGGGTACCAGTTAGGCATAACTAGTAGAGGAGAACGCACACCTTCTTTCTTCAAGGCTTCTTTCAACGGCTCGTTGGAAGGTACGTTCATAATGTTTTCTTTTACTTTTGGTTGCTCTAACATCCACCCTACGGTTTTTACATACCAAGTATGTGGTGCTAAAGGTATTTGTTCGGCACTTTCTCGTGCTACTCTGTCATCTGCCATCTTTCAAAGTCCTTCTTGTAGTAATTATATATTAGATTATATACTTTTTGAGTATCATATCCTGCTAGTTGTGTTATAGAGGCATGGTGAATGTTTTTCATCAATCCCATTTCTTTCCAAATTGTTTGGTTCTCTAGTTTATGTACCTCTACTTCAGGCTCTCTATAATATACCCATGCAGGTAAGTACATCACATGGTAACTTCCCATTCTAACTAAACTTTTTTCAAATAAATCTAAATTCTGTATAGTCCCGAAGTACGCACCATTCTCTAGTGATTGTATTGCTTTTCTTGTCCAAGTTATAATATCCCAGTCTACTATAAATCCTTCATCACAGTTATGTTTGTAAAGACTTTCCCACCTAGTTAGTGGATTTCTAATTACAGTATAGTATTTATAGTCTGGGTACTGTAATGCTAACTGGTCATAAGTTGCATGTATATTATTAAATACTGTTCCTTTTGTTGCTTTGTTTACTCCTTCTCTAATAAAATCTGCTTGTAGTCCACCTTGCCAATTTCTATGTTGGAACATAAACTTTTTATCTTGTTGAGCTAACCAAGCACGAGCAATAGAAATACCACCGCACTTAGGTATATGAATAAAACAACTTTTTTTATCATGTATGACCATTGTGTATATCTTCTATTGTTTCTTCATAAATACGTCTAAAATCTTCCAAGGTTGGAAAGTCTATGTGTACTATACTTTCTTGGTTACTATATGCAATTTCTGCACAATGACAATGCCACGCTTCTTCGAGTTGTTGTTCAGTATATAATATCATAAGTCGTAGGCATCCTCTCCTGTTGTCATTGTTTCTTTTAATTCTGTTTTTTCATCTGGGTCTAAGGCTGTGTGAGGCCCGATCTTTAGTGTCTCCCAGTTCATTTCAGATGTAAACGGCTCAATTGAACCACTCCTCATCTTGTCACACTTAAACTTAATACAAGGCTCTGTGTCTCCCCAATGCTGAATACTGTAAGCAGCATCAACAGCATCCAAGATTCCTTTCGAGAATCTTGCCTCTCCTTTCTCATTAGTCTGGAAAGCGGAGAGAACTAGAACTTTACTCTCTTGTGCGAGAGATTTGAGACCTTTTGAGATCTCGATTTGCTCAGTCCAATCATATTGACCTTGACGATTTGGTGCGTTATGGCGTTTTACTTGGTTTAGATAGTCTACTATTACGATACCCAAGTTAGGTAACTGGGCTTGCTTCTGTCTTACTACACTAATAATTTTAGCTAGTGTAAGAGAAGGGTCGTAATGTATATCTATTTGAGGGATATCTGCTAATTTGTTTCTACTAAGTTGATAGTGAAACTTATCAAAATCCTCATGATCTTTCCATTCGTTATACGCTTCTGTTCCATTATCGAATCTATTAGCCCACCATTGAGCAACTTTATCCCACTCCATAGGAGTAAGATTCTTTGCTTTGATACGACCACTGTTGATACCAGTTTGTATGCCACAGATTCTCTGTAACATTTGTCTAGTGTCCATTTCGATAGTAAAATAGAGTGCTGACTTGCCTCTTTCTTGTGCGGCAGCAGCGATGTTACAACATGTGAAGGACTTACCTCCACCACGATGTCCACCAACAACGACCAAGTCTTTGGGAGAAAAGGTATAGTCTAAGTCGTACTCTTGATTTAGACCGAGCGGTAAAAATTTTGCTAAATCTTCATCTGTATCAAATAAAGGAACTGTGTTCATGTCGTCAGCTTCGTCGTTTGTTTCGACTGCATCTTCCACTTGTACGACAATTTCTTGCAACAAGTCTATATTTTCTCTAGCGTCAGAGATTGCTACTTGATGGTCTACATAGTTTTCTATTTTTGATAATATTTCAGATTGTGTGAATTGGTTTTTCAGATAGTCCAATAAGAGTATGGACTCGACATCTGTTTCCACGGTTTCGATTGCATAGATTTTCTCTTGCAAATCACGAGAACGCACTTCTAGCTTCAAGTCTTCAAAGGTAGGTAGGTTATTGTACTTGTGTACATGTTTGTCTACTACTCGCCATAACTTACGATACTCTCCTTCTGGAAAGTAATGTTCTTTAAGACCATTCCAAGTCTCAAAGTCTCCGTTCGCAAGTATTTGCTTGAGTAATGCACTCTCTAATGTCATTTGACTTCTCCCGAATCAAATTAAGTTGAAAAAAAGGCGAGCCGAAGCTCGCCCAATGATGAATAGGTATTAACCTATTTCTTTTTTAGCAGCACCGTTATAGTCTGAGCACTGTAAGCCTCTTCTAGTAAGCATTGTTTTCACGCCTCTTACTGTTTTGCCGATTTCATCAGCAATTTCTTCAACAGTCATGCCGTCAATGTCGACACCTGCTAAAGGATCAGCTTTGCTAGAACCTTTGGTTTCTTTCTGCTTAGGAATAGCATTGATTTCACCAGCTCTTAGTAGTGATAAAGCTTTTCCTCTGATTGAATTAACGCTTCTGCCCATAGCTTCTGCGATGTCTTCAATAAATGCACCATCATTAACTAATGATACAAATTGTCCTTCTTCTTCCTCGTTGTATGACTTAACAGTCTCAACTTTAGGAGCAGGTTTAACATGTTCTGTTAACTGCATAGAAAGGATTTTACCTTGAATTGACTTAGCTGTGAAGCTTCCGCCGTCAAAGTTAGATGCGATTTCTGCATATGTATACGAACCGCTGTTGTCTTGCACAAAAGTGCTAAGAGTTGCTTCTTGCTCATCTGAAAAAGATTTGCTTGCTGAAGCTGATGCTAATTCTACATCATAACCCATTTTTCTAAGTTTTGAACTTACTGATCTTACAGATGTTTCTAACTCAGTAGCTGCGTTTGCAACTGTGTCTTGTGAGATTGGGCTCTCTCCACCAACGAAGTCCACTAATTGTTGTGTTCTTTCGTCTGTCCATTTTGGTAATGCCATTTTTAATTTTCTCCAATTAAATGTTTTATATTACTTATTATAATAACACCTCGGTCACGAGCTGTCTGTGTTTTACTTGACTCTACGCCTGACTCATTTATAAGATGAGTACAGTCTTTAGTCAAAGAACTCTTTACTGTGAATCCATATTCATTTAGAACTTTAGTAGCGAAGGCTTTAGTCGGATATGACTTTAACTTTCCAGATATACAAACAACGCCTATGACCTCTTTTTTCTTAATAATTTTATTTTTCCAGTTGAAAGGTAGTGTAGTTCTGTATTGATAAGGATAGTACTCACTGTGTAACCAGTGAAGTAGATTAGCTGATGCCTTTGGTCCAATACCTGCTTCAGTACAACTTTTCTCGCTAATATCTTCGATGTCTGATATTGAATCGCATAATTTTTGAGAAGCCGACCGACCAATAAGGGGTACGCTGAAAGCTGGTATTATATCAACCAACTTACTCTGCTTCGATTTATCAATCTCCACAAAGAGTTTCTCAGCTAATCTTTGACTGCCTAATCTTTCCTGTATTTCAGATACAGTAAGTTTATATAGTTCTTCATATTCTTGGATTTGCAACTTGTCTAGAGTCGCAGGTCCGAGTCCTTTTATCTTAAGAGTTGAAGCGAAATGCTGAACTTTCTTATCCCACTGTGCTGAACAGTCACTGTGTTCACAGAACAACTGGTCATTACGATAAACTAATTCGCTAGTACAAGCGGGGCAGTTTGTCGGTGGGGTAATCTGTCTCATTTATCTTCTCTCTCCAAAATATACATATATTATATCCAATTTTTAAGCATCTGTCAAGAACTATTTTTTCTATGGTAGATGGCAAAATCATGAACAAAATTAATTGTCCTCGCCTTCATAAATGTGAGTGTCCTCAACCATATTACGATTCTTCCACTGAAAGCTTAACGCTTGAAATTTCTTAACTAAAGACTTTATCCAGTTTTTTATCATATATATCTCCTAAAATTCTGTCCGCCATCAACCTATGTCCTTCCTCTAATGGATGATCTTTAGGTCCAAAGGGGACTTTTTCTCTTTTGCACATATCATAGAAGGCTTCTTCTTTCATATGAGGTAATTCATTGAGATAGTCTTTTAACTTCATATGTTCTACCTCCCATAAATTATTAGCACCTTCCATTCTTTGTTCGTCTAAGGTCTTTAGTGTGCAACCTATTTGACCATCTGACAAATTGTAAAATAGATATG